GGTGACCGAGGTCGCGCGTTCACCGCGACAATGGGACGCGCCCGGCACGCCCGTCAGCGGCGATCCGATCCTCGCCGTCGCGCTCACGCCGATCGTCGCGGCGGTGGTCAACGCGGTCAAAACACTGCACGCGCGCCTTGACGTGATCGAAACGAAGGGAGCCGCCTGATGCCGGACACGATGACCGTCGAGGCCCCCGTCCCGCCCCGGCTGATCCAACCCACCGATCGACTCAGCGTGACGCTGGAGGCGCGGCAATGGGAGGCGGTCATGTCGCTGCTCGCCGAAGCGCCATATCGTGTCTCGGCGGCGCTGATCGACGCCATACGCGGCCAGTGCGTGAACTGAAGGAGGGAGGCCATGCCGACCAACGCCGGCGAGATGACGCAGACGCCGCCCGGCGACCCGCAATGGGTCGCGTCCGACGGCAAATATCATCACGGTTACGTCAACCAGCCCAATCCGGCCCGGCCGCATACCGGCGTCTCGACCGGCACCCGTCGCGATTTTCGCCGCCGCAATGGTTGGCTCGGCTCGAGGGGGATCGGCGGCTGGATGGTCCGCGTGCCGCGCGACCCGGCCGGGACGTGGTTCATCTCGCTGGCCGACGACAGCAGCGAGACGACCCTGGTGAACCCGCCGACGGCGATGAAGCCGCCGGCCGGGGTGCGCTGATGCCCGATACCTACACGCCGGGCCTGGCGCTGATCAAACCGGAGGTCGGCGCCTCGCGCGACAGTTGGGGTTCCAAAACGAACACCAACTGGGACACGCTCGACCAGTTCGTTTCGCAGGCCATGCCGATCGGCGCGGTGCTGGACTTCGCCGGCCCCAACGCGCCGTCCGGCTGGCTGATCTGTGACGGTCGCGCGGTCAGCCGCACGACCTACAGCGACCTGTTCGCCGTCATCGGCACGTACTGGGGCGCCGGCGACGGCTCGACGACGTTCACCCTGCCCAACCCGACCGGCCGCGCCTCGATCGGACCCGGGACGGTGACCGACCAGGCCGGCCAGACCGCGACATTCGGCTTCGCCACCACGGCCGGCTACGTCTGGAACACGATCGCGCAGGCGCATCTGCCGAATTACGCGCTTTACATCGACGCGCAGGGCCAGCACAGCCACGGCGGCGCCAGCGTGGCGGCCGGCGGGCACAGTCACACCACCGACGCGCAGGGCAATCACAGCCACGGCGGCGGGACGACGAACAACAACCTCGACCACACGCACAGCGGCTCGACCGATACGCAAGGCGATCATAATCACAGCTACACGCAAACCGTGACGAATAACGGCGACTTCATCGGCTCCGGTCATCCCGGCGTTTCGCAGACCGGCGCGTTCACCAGCGTCGCCGGGGCGCACGCGCACAACGTCTCGACCGGCGGCGCCAGCACGGCGCACTCGCACGGCATTTACGCTGACGGCAGCCACGCGCATAACATCAGCTGGGTCGGCGATCACCAGCACGCGATTTACGCTGATGGCAACCACACTCACAATGTTTACCTGAACGGCTCGGGGCAGGCCTTCGAAGTGCTGTCGCCGGTCATGGTGGTGACCAAGATCATCTACGCTGGCAATCAGGCCTCGACCCGCGCCGCGCTGACCGCCGCCCCGGCGGCGGCATCGGCCGACGCGGCCGAGGAGATGGCGACGATCCGCGAGGAGCTGGCGGCATTGCGGGCCATGCTCATGCCGGCCACGCGGCGGGTCGTGAGCACCCCCGGCCGGGGTCCGCACTGATGCCCCGGGTCACGCAGGCGCCGCCGCCGGGCGTGGTCCGCAACGCCACGCCAGAGGCGACCCCCGGGCGGTGGTGGGATACCAACCTGATCCGCTTCCGGGGCGGGCAGCTGCAGCCGATCGGCGGCAACGTCGCGGTGCCAGGTGCTGCGGTCAGCGACATGCCGCGCGATCTGCTGACGTGGCACGACAACGATCATGTGCGCTGGGCCGCGTTCGGCACGGATACGAAACTTTACGTCTATCGCTTCGACCTCGCTGAGCTGATCGACATCACCCCGGCCGGTGTCGGCGCGCTCGACCCGCCCGGGGCGCGGATCGGCTACGGCCTCGCGGACTATGGCGACGCGGCCTACGGCACCGCGCGCGACCCGGCCGATATCGGGCCGCAGGATATCGCGGCGACGATGGGCGATATGTGGTCGCTCGATACGTTCGGCGAGGACCTGTTGGTGGTGCCGACCCAGGACGGGCATCTGTTCCGCTGGTCGCCGACGACGCCCACCGCCGTGGCCGCGCTGGTGCCCAACGCGCCGGACCAGAACCGTGGCGTCATCGTCACCGATCAACGCCATGTGGTTTTGTTGGGCGCCGGCGGCGATCCGCGCATGATCGCCTGGAGCGATCAGGAAAACCCCGACGTGTGGACCGCCGACGTGACCAACCTCGCCGGCGACAAATTGTTACAGACGCAATCCTACGCGATGACGGCGAAGAAAGTTTCGGATGGCGTCCTGATATTCACCGCCAACGATGTGCATAAGATGCAATATGTGGGCGCGCCCTACGCCTACGGCATCGTGCAGATCGCGGCCGGGTGCGGGCCGCTCTCGCCGCGCGCGGTCGCCGGCGTCGGTTCGTTCCTGGCGTGGCCCGGCCTGCAGACGTTCTGGAGCTACACCGGCGGCAGCGTCACGCCATTGAAATGTGACGTGCAGGACTGGTTTTTCTCGCTGGTGAACCGGACCATGGCGGGGCGTGTGTTCAGCGGTCCCAATCCTTCCTTTTCGGAACTCTGGTGGGACTGGCCGGATGAAGGCGCGCTGGAGTGTGATCGCTACATCGTATTGAATTATTCCGATCCGGCGCACCCGTGGGCGATCGGCGCGCGGACGCGGACGGCGGCTGATCCGTCCGGCACCATGGACTACCCGATCATGGGCGGCCCGCTGGGCGCCGGCGGGTCTTTGTTCCTGCACGAGTATGGCTGGCTCGATAACGGCGTGCCGCGTGCCCCGGCGGGCGAGATCTACGCCGAAAGCGGCAACATCACGCTGGGCGAGGGCGACAGGCGCCTGCACGTGCGTCAGCTCGTGTTCGACGCCGCCGGCGGCGTGGCGGACATGATCGGATACCGCTTCTTCGTCCGCGAGCAGCCCTACGACGCGGCCGGCGAGTATGATACAGGGCTTTATACCGAGATCCACGAGGGTCTGATGGATATGCGTTTCAGCGGCAGATCGATCCGCATGCGAATGGAAGCCCTGGCCGATGACACCTTCGCGGTGGGCCGTCCGCGCCTCGACGTCAAGCCCGGCGGGTCGCGCTGATGGCGGTGCGTCCGGTCAGCTACGCGCCGGCCCCGTTCGCGGTCCCCGCCGGCGGCACGATCGAGGACCGTTTCAACGCCATCGCGATCGAGCTGAACCGCAAGGCGAACGCCGGCACGGCGGGGCCGGCGTTCAGGTTCATCGGCATGATCTCGCCCAACGGCACGACCTGGCGGCTGTCGGTCGATGACGCCGGCGTCGTCCACACCGAGGTGGTCCCCAGATGAGCGTTTCCACGCGTCCGCCGCCACCGCCCCGCCCGGCCGCGATCGTCCCCGTCCCGGCCGGCACGCCGCTGACGCCGGCGAAGGAGATCCCCGAGCTGCCCCTGGTCAGCGCGATCCTGTTCCGCGCCACCGATGGCTCCACGTGGAGGATGCGGATCTCACCGACCGGGACGCTGCTGATCGATCCGGCGCCGTGACCGAAGACGAGCGTCGCCGCCGGATCGAGCGGGCGCTGGCCTACGGCGGCACGCACGACCTCGGCGACCTCGCCGACCTGATCCAGAAGGGCGAGGCGCAATGGTGGCAGGATGACAGCGGCGAGGGCATGATCGTCACCGAGATCCACGCGTATCCGAAACTGAAGGCGCTGAGCTACTGGCTGATCGCCGGTGAGCTGCGGGCCTGCCTCGCGCTGGAGGACCGCATCAACGCCTGGGGCGTCGGGCAGGGCTGCACCATCGCGATATCGACCGGACGCAAGGGCTGGGTGCGCGCGGCGGCGGCGACCGGCTGGCGGCCGAGGCCGCATATGTTCCCGGTGTGGAAACCCCTGGTCGGCGAGGAGCCGGGCGCGTGAGCAAAAGCAAGCCGCAGACCGAAACCACGGCGACCAACACCTCCACCCAGATCCCCGACTGGCTGACCAGTGCCGCGCAGGGGGCGGTCGGGCGGGCGCAGGATCTCAGCAACAGGCAATACGATCCCTATACCGGGCAGGTCGTCGCCACGCCCGGGGCGGATATTCAGCAGTCCTACCAACAGGTCCGCGATCTGCAGGGGCAGCAACAGCCGGCCTATGACGCCAGCAAGGCGGCGTTCACCGGCATGCTCGGGCAGGTGGCGCCGATCACCGCCGGCGGGGTCAACGACACCGCCGGCCAGCTCTACGGCGGCTATCAGCAGAACGTGATGAACCCGGCGCAGGGGCTGCTCGGCGGCTACCTCCAGGGCGGCCCGGCGACGGCGGCCCAGGTGGGCGCCAACGCGCAGGCGCTGATGAATCCTTACACCCAGCAGGTGATCGATCCGACGATCGCCGCCGGCCAGCAGCAGCTCGCGCTGGCGAACCAGGGTATCGCCGGGCAGGCCAACAATGTCGGGGCGTTCGGCGGCTCGCGTCAGGGCGTCCAACAGGGCGTGGCGACGGCGCAGACGGCGCTCGGCACGCAGCAACAGATCGGCAACCTGCTCAGCAGCGGCTGGGGTCAGGCGCTGACGCCGTCCGCGCAGCTGGCGCTGCAGTCGGGCCAGCAGGCCTATGGCGCGGCGGGGCTGCTCGCCAACCTCGGCGCGCAGGGCTACGGCGCGGCCCAGCAACAGGCCGGCAACATCGCCAACACGAACCTGCAGGCGGGCCTGACGTCGGCGCAGCAGCTGCCCGGGGTCGCGACCGCCGAGCAGGCGGCGGCGCAGAAAGACGCGTCCCTGCTGCAGACGATCGGCGCGGCGCAGCAGAACCAGCAGCAGCAGCAGCTGAACGCCCAGATGGGCCAGTTCTATGAGCAGCAGAACTGGCCCGTGCAGAACCTCGACCTCCTGCTCGGCGCCGTCGGTGGCGTGCCCTATTCGACGACCGGCACGGGCGTGAACACCGCGACCCAGAACCTGAACAAGAACGTGGCCGGCGGGGCCGTGGGCGGGGCGCTGTCGGGGGCGGCCACCGGTGCCGCCGTCAGCGGGGGCAACCCCTATGTCGCGGCCGGTGGCGCCGTCATCGGCCTGCTGGGATCACTCGGATGAGCGGCATCACCCTCGACCCCGCCCTCCTCGCCAACCTCAACGCCGGGGTCACGGCGGCCGGCGGCGATATCCCCGACCTGGGCGTCACCGGCGATCTGAAGGGCAGTAACCCTTTCGCCGCGTATTTCCCGACCTACGCCGGCGGCACCGACACATCGGGCGCCAGCTCGGGCGACCTGGCCAAGACGCTGGCCGGCCTCGGCAAGATCTCTGGCGGCGGCGCATCCAGCGGTGGCGCGCCACCGGCCGCCGCCGCCCCGGGCATGGGTCAGGCCGGCTCGCCGCGCCGGCCGGTCAACCTTGAGCAGCTGATCCAGTTGCTGCGGCAGCGGCAGGAGGGGCTGCTCAACAGCGCGACAGGCGTCGGTCAGCAGGCCGGGCAGCCCCTGCCGGCGCCACGCACGACCGGGCTGCTGGGGTTTTAGGCCATGGCGGACAACACGACACCACCTGACGATCCGGACAAGCAGACGTGGACGCCGCCCGGCAACTGGCGAGATCCGACCAGCCAGAGCAATGATTTCTGGACCAATCTGGCGCAGGCGCAGGGCATCGCGCAGCACCCGCAAGGGGCCGCGCAACAACAATCCCTGGCGGCGGCCGGCTGGACGGCGCAGCCATCGCCGCAGCAGCAGGTCAGCCCGCAGACGCTGCAACAGATCGTGCAGATGTTGCAGCAGCGCCAGCCCGGGGTGGCGCGACCCGCGACCCCCGGCCTGCTCGGCGCGGCGGTGTAACAAGGGGCGACCATGGCCGACGACACACCCGACACCGCCGCACCGCCCTCCGCCGCCGGCATCGACCCGGCGACGCTGGCGCAACTGATCCGGCAGACGCTGCGTCCGCCGCCGCCCGTCCCCGACGCGGCGGCGGGGCCGTCGTCACGCGACGGACGCGGCTTCCTGTCGCTGCTCGGCGAAGCGCTCGGCGGCGGCCAGCAGTATGGCTCGACGGCGGAACGTGAGCAGGGCGGGCTGGCGGCGGCGCAGGCGGCCGGCGCACGGATGATGATCGCGTCGGACTGGAGCGCCACGCCGCACACGCTGGGATCGATCATCGGGCAGGGCTACGGCGCGGCGCGCGAGAGCCTCGGCCAGACGCAGTCGGTTTCGGCGGCCCGCGCGGCGGCGGCGCAGGCGCTGGCACATCAGCAGCAGGAGGACCAGCTCGCCAGGATCAAGGAGGCGATCCCGCTGCTGACGCTGCAGCAGCAGCAGGCGCTGCTGGCGCAGACCGCCGGCATGCCGTCCTCGCTCGGTGGCGGCGGCAACATCGGCACGGCCGGTGACGGGACCTATGAGGGAGCGGTCGGCGGCCACGAGGGCACCGGGCAGAACCCGCGCTCGTCGGCGTTCGGCACCGGCCAGTTCCTGGCCTCGACATGGCGCGACTTCGCCGCCGCGAACCCGGATCTGTTCAAGGGGATGACGCCGGAACAGGTCCTGGCGGCGCGGGCCGACCCGGCGATCGGACGCCAGGCGATCACCTGGCTGGCGCAGCAGAACGCCGACGCGCTGACGAAGCAGGGTGTGACGCCGGACGGTCCCCTCCTCGGCATCGCGCACTATCTCGGCGTCGGGCCGGCGGCGGCCATCGCCAAGGCGCCCCCGACCGCGCCGGTGTCGAACTATGTCAGCGCCGCCGCGCTGGCGGCCAATCCTGAACTCGCGCGCATGACCGTGGGCCAGATGCGTGCCCGCTACGCCAACACGCCGGCGCCGTCGTTCCTGCGCCCCGGCCCGACGCCAGGGGCGCCACCCGGGGCGCCGGGCACGCAGCAGGCCGGCATCCCGGCGCCGCCGCGCCCGGTGGGCCAGCAGCCCGGCGCGCCGGTGCAGATCCCGCCGCCCACGGTGCCGACCGTGCAGACCGCCGGCCCGGGCGCCGGCACGCCGCCGGAAACCCCACCCGCCCCCACGCCGACCCCCGGCGCGGCTCCAGGCGCCCCGCCGGGCGGGGTGGACCCGGAGACAGGCCTGCCGGTCGCCGCCGGGCTGACGCCCCCGCCAGGGGCCGCGACGTCGTCGCCGACGATGGAACCCCCGCCGGTGTTCACCTACGTGCCGCGTCCGCTGCCGGCCTCGCTGTTGCCGACGGGTGGGCTGTCGCCGGGCGAGCAGCAGACGTTCGACGCGGCGCGACGGGCCTATGAAAGCGCGATCCATGTCCCCGGCGTCACGCCGCAGCAGCGGCAGGCGGCCGAGATGCAGCTGCAGAAAACCCTCGACAGTCAGCTGACGGTGCAGGCCGGGCACGCCAAGGAGCTGTCCGACGCGGTCGTGAAGCTCGGCGAGGCGGACTACAAGCAGCAGCAAGGCGCGTTCGATAAGCAGCTGGAAGATTATTACAAGCGCGGCCAGTTCGCCCGCGAGCAGGCGGCGAGGGAGCAGGACGCGCGCACGGCGGCGGCGAACAAGCTCGCCGAGATCGAGGCCACCGGCCGCCAGCAGCGCGAAAGCACCGCCGCCGGGGCGGTGGTGGAGAGCAACAAGCGGGTGCGGGATTCGATCGGCGACGACGCCACGGCGGCGGCGAAATCCATTCCGCAGCTGGAAGCATTGCGCGCGTTGTCGGACAACGTCGACGAAAGCACCGCGCCGTGGGCCAAGATGAACACGCGGCTGGCGACGATCCCGTTTGGCGGCACGACGCTGCTGAACCGGCTGACCCAGCTCGGGCTGGTCGACCCGACCACGGCCGGGCCGGTGCAGCAGCTGCAGGGCGGCATCTCGGGCGTGGTGGCACAGCTGCGCCAGGGCATGTCGATGGGCGCGCTGTCGGATCGGGATCTGAGCTTCATCGAGAGCCTCGGCCCCAGCCTCTACGAGGACAAGGCGACGCGCTCGGCGGTCATCTCCTACCTGCAACAGTCGCAGCGGGCGAAGATCCGTTTCAACAGCGTGTTCAACGAGGAGATGGCGAAGCCCGGCGCCAGCGCCGCCAGCGCGCTCGCCGCCGCGCGGGACTACATGGACAGCAAGCACCCGATCGTGCCGCAGATGACGCCGGACCTTGAAGCCCACTGGACCGATCCGGCACCGGACTGGCGGCAGAAGCGGATCGAATGGGCCAGGGATAACGGGGTGCGGCCCAACATGCTGGTGCGGCGGCCCAATGGCGCGCTGAAGCTGCTGGACTAAGGGAACGATCCGATGGCGGAAGATTATGATCCCGGTGCGAGTTCGCGTCCGTTCGGGCCGCAGGGCGACGCGACGACGACGACCACGCCGCCGGCGGCGACCGATTACGATCCCGGCATCAGGCGATCACCGCTCGACATCGCCCACCGGTCGCTGCCCAGCACCGCCAACGGCGGCGTCGGCGTGCCGTGGGACAGCTACGAGTATCCCGGCGGGCAGCCGGGGGACATCATCGGCGGCCTCAAGGGGCTGATATCCGGCGACAGCTCGGTGAAGCGACCGGAGATCGGCGCGCTGAACATACCCGGGCTGGGGCTTAGTGTGTTCGACCCGCGCGCCTGGGCGATCACCGCCCACACCGCCGTCTCGCGCGACCCCGCCGCGCTGGAGCAGGCCATTAAATCCCGCGTCCCCGAGGCGACGTTCTCCTGGGACGACGTCGGGGCCGACGGCAAACCGGCGCCGGGCGCCAATCGCATCGTGCAGGTTCCCGGCCAGCCGCCGATGTATCTCGACCGGCCCGGGTTCACCCCGCAGAAGGGGCTGTTCTACGGCGGGCAGGGGGCGGCGGCGCTGCTCACCGCCGGGCGGTCGCTGCCAATGCAGGCCGGCGCGGCCGGGGCGCAGCACGCCGCTTCGCACGCCACCAGTACCGTGCTGGGTGGCGCCGACAGCTGGGTGGACCCGATCGGCACCGCCATCTCGACGCTGATGCCGGTGGCCATCGGCGGCGCCGGGGCGGGGCTGATCAAGGGCTATGACTGGCTCAACAGCGAGGTCGTGCCGCCGGCGGCCGACGCCGTCCGCCGGCTTGGCGTCGAGGGCAAGGACGCGGTCACGCAGGCCACGGCGGCGGTCGTGGACCGGGCGAAGAAGCTCTACCAGTTCGGCTTCGCCGGCAAACCCGGCGACCTGACGCGCGACCCGACGACGCTGGCGCAGGAGGATCTGGCCGCCAACGCCGGCTGGGCGGGCACGCGGGCCAAGATGGACGAGTTCCACGGCCGCAACGCGCAGCAGACGCTGCTGCAAAAGCGCCAGCTGGTCGGCGAGGCGGCCGGCGACGTGCCGCCGGGCGCCACGGTCCCCGACACATATCAGCCAAACGAGGCGCTGTTCGGCAACCGGGTCAACGACGCGATCCGCGCGCGGGACGCCTCCCTCGATCAGACGAAACGCGCGGCCTGGGACAAGCTCGGTCCCGTGTCGCCGTCCACCCCGGCCGGGCAGAGCATCGAGTTCAATCCCGAGGTGTCCGGCCAGATCCTGCCGCAGGCGAAACAGCTGCTGCGCGAGCGTTACGGCGATCCGCAGGGACCCAACGGCACCTATACCTCGGCCCAGCTCGGCGAGAGCGGCGGTGGCCTGGTCAACGCGGTCGACCAGATGGAGCGCATCATGCAGCCCGGCGGCGGCCCCCGGCTCAACCCGGCGCCGTATCAGCCGTTCAACCTGGGCCATCTGCAGGATCTGCGGCAGGTATTGAAGAACATCATGGACGAGCAGCCGCGCGGCACGCCGGGCTTTGGCGCCGCCGCGCGGCTCAAGGGCCAGCTCGACGGCGCCGTGAACAACGCCGTGACCACCGGGCAGATCCGGGGATCGCCCCAGGCGCTGACCGATTTCCGCGCCGCCAACGACGCCACGGCGGCGCATTTCGCGTTTCGCAATCCCGAGGGCAACGACCCGGCCGCCAGTCTGATCGACAGCGTGTTGAACCCGGCCGCCCCGTCGACCGGCCAGGAGACGGTCAGCAAGGTCCTGGGCGGCGGCGGCACGGTGACCCCGGGTGGCGGCACCAACGCCATCCTGACCCACCTCCAGGCCCATCTCGGCGACGACGCGACGAAGCCCCTGGCCGGCGTGACCACGATGCGCTCGCTCTACGGCACCAAGGGCACGACGAGCGAGGGCACGGCGGCGCCGGCGCGTTACGATTACGGATCGACCGCCGATCGCATCAACGCCCAGATCGAGGGCACCGGTGATGAGATGGCGACCCGGCTGCTGTCACCCGAGGCCCGCGCGCGGCTCGGCGATTTCCGCGACGCGTTGAACGTCCTGCGCGCGTCGACCAACAAAGCCGGCCCACGCCTGAACGCACCCGGATCTGGCTATATCGGGATGATGTCGTCCCGGCTGCCGCTCGGCGTCGGGCCGATCGTCGACCAGCTCCGACTGATGCGCGCGGCGAACAACGCCACGCAGGGCGGCGCCGAGATCGTCAACCGGGCGGTGGGCGGTGCCACCACGCCGGCCGGGCTGGGCATCCGCCTGCCCCGGCAAAGCACGCTACAGGGGCCGGACCCACGGAACCCGTTCTACAGCTGGCAGCCCGGCGCGTGGCGGGCCGGCACCCCGGTCTATCGCGGCGGCGGGCTGTTGGGGTCAGAGGCGCTCGACCCCGCCAACCGTTAGAGCCGGCTCACCAGCGGCACAAATCGCCAAGGGCACCGCAGATCAGCATCACCGCCCATATGCCGGCGATCAGCAGCAGGATGGCGCACATGCTCAGCGCCCCCATGCCCGCATGGGCGGGATCGGCGGCTGTGGCGGGGGCGGCGGCGGGTCGGGGATGGTGATGCCCGCGCTGCCCGGCGGCAGGGTCGTGGGCACCCACGACGGCAGCGTGCCCCGGTAGTAAGGCGCGGCCGGGGCGGGGGCTTGCGCCGATGCCGGCGCGGCGGAGAGGATCGCGGTGGCCATCAAGGCCAGGAGGGATAACGGCTTCATCGGGTGTCCTGTGTCTGGTTGTGTGTAGTGCGCCACAGTATGTGGGGATCGGAGGGATAAATGCGAGAGCCAACAGCCAAAGAGCTGGACTTATTTCTGCGGGTGTTCCGGTCGATGAACGACGATCAGCCGCCCGATCCGCGCGGCCCGATCGGCGGCGTGTGGGACTGGATCACAGACCTAGCCGCGAACGGTCATATTCATTCCGCGCGCCAGTATCCGCTTCGGCTTCCCATCTTGCCGCCTGCTGATCCATTCGCGCGGCGGCTTCCCCACGGCTGATCTGGTTGACCACGCCGCCGCTATCGGCGGTCAGCTGGATGGCGGGCTTCCCGGCCGCCGCCTCGACGCGCAGGTCGGCGGCGAGCTTCCGGCAGGCACGCGCCATCCCGGCGGGGTCCAGGGCGCGCTGCTGCGCGCCACGCGATTTGTGGTAGGGCATCTACGTCACGGCCTCCATGAACGCCTGCGTCAGCCAGAACACCCAGGCCCAGGTGATGAACAGCAGCGCGCCATAAAGCACGATATACAGCAGGCCGTTCATGGCTCCGGTCGCCGCCGCCCGCGTGGCCGGGGTGACAGGACGGTCAATGCTTCTTCGAACCGGTCCAGCGCCTCGCACCATTCGTCCCATGTCGGCGCGACGCCGGGCGCGTTTCGCCCGATGAAGGACCGGGCCAATATTTTCGGCCACCGACGCAGCGCCGCCACCTGCTGCTCACGCGTCATGCCTTGATGTAGCGCGGCGCGCGCGCCCCTTTCGCGCTCAATGGGAAACCAGCCGCCCATGGCGGCGGCTCGGACATCAGCCGCTCCATCTCCTCGACCGAGCCGTGCCCGATCGGCGGCTCGGCGATGACCTCGTCATGCACCAGCGTGACCGGCCGGTAGCCGGCCTGTTCCAGGCGATGGGTGGCGACGACGAGCAGATCACGGCACAGCCCCTGTACCGCGTTCTCCGTCAGCCGGCCGCCGTAGGTCCCCTGGCGTTCCCATTTCCGCGTCTTGTTGTTGACCGCCATGTATGTCACGCAGTCGGAACCATATTTGTTCTGTTCTATCAACGGTTGCGAATACCAGAGATGCCGTCCCGAGGGCAGGCGCATGCGGAGCCATTTGCGGTCCTGGCGAAAGCGGATGCGACCGCCGGAAACGGCGGTCACCATGCCCGGGTGTCGGACGGCGTTGATGGCGGCCTCGTTCATGTCGCGCCACAGCTGGGGGATCATGCTGAACGTCGCGCGGTAGGTGTCGATGGCGTGTTGCGCGTCCTCGGGCGTGAGCAGCACGCCGGCCTGCACCAGGCACGTCTCGCGGAACTTCCACCAGCCCATCTGATAGCCGGCGCCAAGCACCAGCGTCTTGCCGACGTGCCGCTCGACGCTGTCGTGGGTTATGGTTTTCGCGTCGCGTTCATACACGCGCGCGGCCATCTCCTCGTAAATCTTGCGCTGCATCCGGAACGCGCGCAGCAGATCGTCCTGCCCCGCCAGCCACGCCACGCCAACCGCCTCGACGGAACTGAAATCACAGGTGGCGATCTCATGCCCGTCCATCGGAACGATCGCGCCGCGCAGCATCTTGCTGATCACATCGAGCGGCGGCCCGGCGATGGCGTCGACCGTCTCGGCGCCGAGATCGAGCAGCGTCCGGTCGAGGTCCCAGTTTTTCGAGACGTCGCGCGGGAAGTTCTGCACCTGCAGACCGGTCGATATGTATCTCCCGGTCGAGGCGCCATGATAGCCGAGCAGGCCGCGCACGCGGCCGTCGTCGTCGGCCCGGGCGAGGATGGCGTCGAGCTTCTTGACCGAGATCTTGCCGGCCTCCAGGCGCGTCCGCAGGGCCGCCCGCTCGACATCCCCGACACGCGGATCAGCGATCAGACGCAGCACGTCGCGCCGACGCAGCTCGGGCGCTGGCCGCTCGTCCTCGATCTCCAGCTCGTCCTCGACCTCGGCGTCGACGTCCGGGTCCGCTTTCAGCTCGCCGTCGAGTATCGCCGCCACGGGGCCGCGCACCAGCTCGGGCGGCGGCGAGAGGTCGACGCCGCGCCACAACAGCCACGCTTTCAGCGTGACGACGTTCGATGCCCGCGCCACCGCGCCGGATGTCTGTAGGAAAATCGCCTCGTCGAGCAGCGCGCGGGTGTCGGCGGCCACGGCGCGGGCGGCGCGAACGAAATCCAGATCGAAACGAACCCCGCGATCGTTCATCGCCTCGGTGAGATCCCAGACGGCCTGCTCGTCGGCCGGCAATGGCGGGGTCGATCGGTAAACCGCTCGTTCCACCTTGACATCCATCGCGCAGTAGTCCGACAGCCGGCGCATGCGATCGTCGTCGTCCCACCACGTCACCGCGTCGGTGACCGGATGGATCGATCGCGGTTTGCACATCTGCAGCATGAGGCGATAGCCGACGGCGTCTTTCTTGACGTCCAGCCCGAGCGCCATGGCGGCCCCGTCCAGGCTGCCGGGCAGCGCCAGCACGCGTCCCCGTGCCATGGTACAGGTCCAGCGGTCGATCGGCAGCAGCGGCCAGCCGTGGCGTGGGTGCAGGATGTATTCGATCATAAGCCGCTCAAACTGGGCGTTATGAGCGACCACCTCGATCATCTCGTCCCGCATCGCCGCCAGGAAGCGGTCGGGCAGAGCCTGCCCGGGCAGCCATTCGACCGGCTCCTCAAGGCCCATCGCGAGGCGCGCCACGGTGACCTCGGTCGACGGGTCCGAGGCGTAGACATACGCCCCGGTCGCCCGCAGATCGACGGTGGACCGCGTCTCGAGGTCGAGGAAGAGGACGCGGTCCAGCTCCATCAAAAGTCCTCCTCTTCTTCCATGTCCAACGCGATCGGATCGAAATCCTGCTTCACGCTGGTGCGGCCAAACACGGTGTCGTTTTTCAGCAGCTGGACGTTGTTCAGCCCGAGCGACACGCCGGTCGAGACGTTGTTATATACGAACGGCCGCATCGTCACGTTGGCCCAGCGTCCGGCGTAGACCTCGGACTTCTCGCGCAGCGGCGACAGATCGGCATGCACGATGGTGGGCTTCTCCTTCGATGAGCAGGAAACGAAATGCCAGCCCTCGTCGTAGCCGGCCAGACCGTCCTTCTCCGCGCAGTCACGCACCACGCTCTCGGGCTTCCGCGCCGTCGATGGCCATTTCCGCTGATCGCGGCCCCATGCCTGCTCGCAGACATCGGTCAGCGCCGCCAGCAAGGGCTTGATGTCATAAGACGGCGGCAGCAACAGGACGGTGGAAAACTTCGGCTCGGAATTATTGAAGCCGTGTTCCTCCAGCAGGTGCGGAAAGCTCAGCCGGCCGGGGCCGACGCGCAGGGTCTTCGTGACGATCTTGGTTTGTAACGCCATGTGATTGTTCCTTAGTCTCAGTGGTATCGGTGTGAGCGGGTGCATGTTTCACGGCTCCTCGGGTTTCACGGGTCAGGCGACACCCATCATCAACAGCTCCTCGGCGCCATATACCTCGCGCGCGCCGCATGTTTCGCATTCGTAACGCCGCGCGTCCGGCTCGACACCCTCGGCGTCGGCGCCGCAGGCGAGGCAAAATCCCGGGTCGTCGAGGACGACGCGGTAGCGTTCCAGCGCGTCGAGGACGCGCTGTGGAGTGATCGATGGGTGCATGATTCGTTTCGGCATGTTTCACGGTTCCTCGGGTTCGACGGCTTCAAATCCCACGCGCGGGCCAACCGCCGCGCGCGGGTCGTGGTCCGGCGCCAACACGGTGCCGGGGTCACTCATCACCACGAGGTCGCGCCATTCCGCCGGCGGCTTCACCTTGTGGGCCTTCAGTATCTTTTCCGCCTGCGTGGGGCTGTGCAACTTTGTTACGAAAGCGGCCTGGCCTAGCAGATCCTCCATGACCACGCCCGCCGCGACCTCGTCCGCCCAGATCCGCCGGCCGCGCTTGTTGACCAGTTTCCAGCCGGGGATCTCCACGCCCTTGTCGGCCAGCGCCTTGGCATAGGCCTCGACGCCGGCGACCCACGTTTCCAAAAAACGTGCCCCTGACAGCACGCGCGACAGCTGGTCGAGGGTCAGTTTGGAGGGCAGCGGCGGGGCCATGGCGTGTTCCGGGTTGGCGACGATGTCGAACTCCACCTGGGCCACGGCGAGCGCCTTGCTCCGCGCCGCCGGGCAGTCGACGGCGGCGCGGCAGAACGTGCAATGCCCGCCCGGGTTCAGCGGCGCGTCGGGCTTCACCACGGCCTCGGCGAGGTCGAGCAGATCGGCGGCGAGGTCGTGCAACTCGCCGACCGACAGCGTCACGCTCTGGGGCGGCCCGAGGCGAGGCTGCACCACGACCAGCTCGATCTCGGTGATCTCACTGCCGAGGTCGCGCGGCAGCGACTGCATGACACCGAGCGCGTAGCCGGCCAGCTGCATGTTCGGCCGCCCGTCGGGCCTGCGGATCGGCACCGGATGCCCGGCACCGGTCTTCAAATCGCAGACCCACAGTTTCGGCGGCGCGACCAGCACCACGTCCGCCGTGCCCCAGTAAAGCTCGCTCAGCGCGGTCAGCTGGAACTCGCGCTCGATGTGCATGGCACCAGGGGCATGCGCGACGGCGGCCGCGCGCACGACGTCGAGGTAGGCCTGCACGATCGCCGCCCCGTCGGCATCGTCGGGGATGTGGTCGATCGCGTCGATGGCCCGGCTCAGACAATGCGCGGCGACGGCGTGCAGCTCGGTGCCGCGCCGGGCGTAGACGGACGGCGTGTCGGGCCGGCCCTCCTCCATCCGCATCGACCCGGGACAGGCCACGCGCCGCTCCAGTACCGACATGCCGAGCGGGCTGTGGCCGCGTGCGGCGGTCATGCTCATGCGCGGCCTCCCCGTTGCGTCAGGTCTTTGATGATCGACGACCACGTTTGCCGGCGCGCGGTTTCCATGTGGTCGAGAAGCTCGCACATGCCCGGCGGCAGCGCGGCCTTTTCAACCGCCGTCATCAGCCGCCACCGCTCGGCGCGGCGCACATGGAGCTGGCCGCAGTTCATGCACATCGACACGTCATCCTCTTCCGGCGTGTGTTGCCCCTCCCCGACGACCGGCGAGGCCGCGTCCATGGCGTAGCCGCAGACCTGGCACGTCCATGTCGGCTCGCGGAACGTCATGCCGCGTCCCCCGTGGTGCCCCTGGTGGTTTTGGCGCCGTACTGATCGAGCGCGGCGCGGGCCGCGCTCTCGATCGCCGGCCAGGTCGTGGCCGGACACTCGGACAGCCGGCGATGGCCGCCGTGCGTCTGCAGCAGATCGATCACGCCCTTGACCTGTTTCGGATGCACGGTGCCGACCTTGGACAGCAGCGAGCGCAGGCCAAACTCGGACAGCGGCTCGGGCGCCTCGGTCTTCGCCTCGGTCTTCGCGGGGGAAGGCGCCGCCGCGCGGGCGGCGCGGGACGATTTCGCGGCCGTCACCGGCACCGGCGGCGGCGTGGTGGAAACGGTGGCGGGGGCCGGTTCCGGCTCCGCCTCTGGCGTGACCTTGGTCACGACGGTTTCGGCCTGCCGGTGCTGGCCGACATCCACGCTGACCATGGCGCCGGCGATGGCGTCGGTCACGCGCGGGGTCGCGGCCTCGACCGCGACCGGATCGAGGATCGGCCGCCCCATGGTCCTGGCCAGCAGGGCGAACAGGTCCTCGGCCGAGAGGCGCAGGTGGATCGTCGCGGTGATTTCATTATCCATTTGTAACGGGTTCTCCGAGTATCTGGTTGATGACGACGCGTTTGCGCGCGACGATCGCGGCGACGCGTTGATCGACGCTGTCGGCGACCGACAGCAGCGACACGTGTACCGGGCGATACTGCCCGGCGCGCCAGACCCGCGCCACCGCCTGATCGAGCGCGGCCGGGGTCCAGTCGGACTCCAAAAAGATCACCCTTCGGGCGGCCTGTAGGTTCAGGCCGAAGCCGGCCACGCGCGTGGACGCGAGCAGCACCCTGCACGAGCCGTCCTGAAACGCCGCCAGGGCGTCGGCCCGGGCGTTGGGCGCGGTATCGCCGACCAGCAGCCGCGCCCCCGCCGACCCCTCCAGGGCGTCGCGCAGCATGTGCAGCGCGGCGAGGTGGATGCCAAACAGCACGATCCGATCGGTGCCGCCGGCCAGCTCGGCGCGGATCAGCTCCAAAGCGGCGGGGGATTTGGCCAGGGCGAGGACGCGTCGGGTGGACGCGAGCGGCAGCAGCATCGCCTGCAGCCTTTGCCAGCCGGCTTCGTCGCCGCCCTCGATCTGGGTCAGGACGACGTGCAGCTCAGCCCGCTGGGCCGGTGTCATGGTTTCCTCGATGGCGCGGCGATCGGCGGCGCGGATCTCGACCGGGACGTGATCGATCAGCAGCGACGGCAGATTGGCGACGACGTCGGTCAGCCGCAGCCGCGAGGCGCAGCGTTTCAGGATATCGGACAGCTCGCCGGTGTTGCGCGCGCCGACGACGATGGTGCCGAATGTGCGCTGCACGGTGATGCAATAGCGCTCGATGAAATCCGTCCGGCGCAGCTGGTCGGGGATATGTTGGGGGAACAGGCGCGACAGATGCGGATGCAGTTCGTCGGGGCTGGACATCACCGGCGTGCCGGTGGCGATCCAGACCCGCTCGCAGCGACGGAACAGCGCGCCCGGGCTGGTGTGCATGGCGCCATAGAATGCCCGCGTGCGAATGGCGCGGCCGTGCCCGAGCATGTGGCCCTCATCGCACACACAGCTGTCCCAGCGGAGGCGGAACAGCTGCTTCCAGACCGACTCGCGCCGCATCATGTCATAGGACACCGCCACCACGTCGGCCGTGTCATCGACGGTGTCGCGACCAGTGCGAAGGATCTGCACCCTGACACCGGGACGCCAGGCGGCGATCTCGGCGGCGGTCTGGCGCAGCAGGATCGCCGGGCTGAGCCATAGCTGCCGGCCGCCGACGATGCCGCCGGCGACGGCCAGAGCCGCCGTCTTGCCGGTCCCCATCTCCCACAGCAGCAGCCAGTGGCCGACCACGAGGTCGGTCAGTACCGCCTGCTGATGCGGCCATAACGGGCGAGGCGTGGATCTCACCACGAGTCGGGGCCGGGCCGGCGGCGGCCTTCGTCCATCATCTCCTCGATCGTCTCTTTCAGGAACAGCACGCGGGTGCCGACGCGAAATGACGGAATTTTCTGGGTGCGGACCATGGCATAGATCGTGGCCACCGGCAGACCAAACATGGACGCCACTTCCTTCGCGTCCATGGTCACCCTGGCCGGGCTATCGAGGGTCGTCATAGGTTGCTCCGTGTTATGTCGGGTCGAGGTATATGGCAGCCCACCGGGACCAATGCAACAGCTCTGTTGCGTCAGCCGCTACAGTGTGATCATAATGATACCCCGTTACGGTAGCCCAATACCACACCCGACAAGGAAACCATTGATATGCCAGATGAAACCGACGTCGCGCTGCAACGCCGCATGCCCCCACGGGCCTCGCGTCCTGAACGGATTATTTTCGATAAGCCTCACGTTCCCTGTTGACATCCCGCCCTCATGTGGGCATATTGCCCTCATAGAGACGGAGATAGCAGATGACGAAAACCTTTCCCGCGATCCTGAACGGCCAGCGGACCACAGCGAAGAAAGTCAACGGCCGGTGGCTCGTCGGCGGCGATGTCGTTCAGGCCGGCGACGTTGTTTCGATCGCCTGCAAGGTGTGGCGCTCCAGCCGGATCGGCTGGCACACGCTGAAGGGCAGCCGCCTGGTGTTCTCCGACTTCGCCACCGCTGACGAGATGGAGGGCTGAGCGATGGTCGAGGTCTGGAAAGTCACCCGGTTCGAACAAGCGGACCGGACGAACAAGACGGTGAACCCCTACACCGGATCGGCCAATCGCGCGGACCAACGCAAGGTCACGACATGGGCCGCCCGCATCAACGGCAAGACGGTCGACGGTTTCGCCACACGCCGGTCGGCTCTCGCCGCCGCGAAGGGGGGCTGAGCGAATGACGAAGCAGGATCACATCGCACGCCTGGCGCATGGGCTACATCAACGCGCAGCGGAAGGGTGCCGCATGACCGCCCCTGAGTTCCGCGCCGCCCTCGACCAGCTTGGCTGGTCGCAGCGCGGCCTGGCGTTCAGCCTGGGCGTCTCCCACAACACCGTCCACCGTTGGGCGCTCGATCAGGCCCGCGTGCCAGCCTATGTCGCCGGGTGGCTTGAAGAGATGATCGCCCACATGGCCGACGCGCCACCGCCGCCGGCTTTCTGAAAACATAACCGCGCACAAGTTCTTGCATCCTGGCTCGATAGGGCCTATCTGGACTGAACGAGACGAAACCAGACACACCGACAACCTACAGGAACACACGACATGACCGGTTACCACGCGACCCGCGAGCAGTGCCTGGCCTTCATCGCCGCATGCAAGGGCGGTTCCGACTATCTGACCGCGAAACCCTACAAGGACCGTCACGGGATGTATCCCGACACCGACGACCATGGCGTGTGGCACGAAGAAGCCAGCTACTGGGTTTTCATGACGGAAAGAGAATAATCCCGACACGCCGACACACCGACAAGGAACACACCCGATGACCAAATTCACCCTGGAGATCTACCGGCCGGTCGGCCGGGACGGCGGCGTGGCCTGCCAGCACCGCGAGGTCTTCGACCTCGGGACGGAGCGGGACGCGGCCATGGTGCTGGTCGCCACCCGCGAGCGGCTGCCGCGTGGCTGGCTCGCCGGCATGACGTTCAGCCGGAACGGCACGCGGACCAACGTGCGGACGCGCGATGAGCGCGACCCTGAAACCGACGGGGCACAGCCGATGCGCGCGTCAGCCGTCAAACGGGGACGCGATCCCCGTTTCCCCTACATCCCGGTCGTCGTCCGCGAGAACGGCACCCACAACACCAACACGAGAAAGGCGTTCACCACGCGGGCCGAGGCGGTCGCGTTCGCGCAGGACTGGATCGACCACGCGCGGAGAGTCCTGGCCATCGCGGCGGCGCGTCGCGCGGCACGCCACGCGGGGACGGACGCATGAGCATCCCCGTCGACGCCGCCGCCGCGCGCCTGATCACCACCGAGGACCGTTACGACGCCTCGCGCTGGGTTTTCGCGCTCGACGCCCACGCGGCCATTCTTGAATACAAAGCCGATCACCCCGACGCGGAGTATTCCCTGCGCCAGTACGCGGATGACCGTTTCTTTTACGTGATGGTTCTCGGCGCCGGATGGCTGCGCCGCGAGCAGGACTGAGAACGAAACCGCCGCCGGGGCGGCAAGACCCCGGCGGCGTCAACACACAACACAAGGACCAAGAACCATGAACGACCAGAACATGACTCCAATCGCCACCCTGCCAGCCGACGGCGGCCCCGTCCAGCTGGATCTGTTTCCCCGCTTCATCGTGATGACCTCGGCCGCGTCCACGCGTGGCAAATGGTCCGGCAAGTACGCCAACGTGGCGGTGGTCGAAACCGACATGATGGGGCGGCCAAGGTTCATCGGCGAGAAGGCGCGCCATCTCGTGTCGATCCGCTGGTATGGCGGCGGACTGTTCGTCGGGCGCACCGATCGATGCGAATACCGGGCCGCGCTGGCGTATGCCAAGACGCTGGCGGCGGAGCTGAACGCGGCCGTCGCGCGCGAGGAGGACCGGACATGACCAAGGCCGAGCTGCTGGCCGCCATCGCGGCGGCTCCTGACGACGCGATCGTCTACGTCGTGCCCAACGGCGGGCCCGGTACGTCGAAGGTCAGGGTGAGGGCGGTCGACGAGGACGGCTGGGGCATCTTCATCGAGGCCCGGGTCTTCCTCATCGATGAAGACGAGGACGAGCCATGATCGTCCGGTCCTGGGGACAACCCGGGGAATCATGGGGATAACAATCAGAAAAGCCCACCCGGCCACCGGGTGGGCTTTTCGCGTCTCGGTCGGCAGTCTGACGGGAACGAACCCGACTGCCTCTCAACACGGGGATCAGTGATGACAGCAACAGAGAACACGCGCGGCGTCAATCTGGATTTATTGGACGCTTTCAAGGACATGCTCGACCAGCGGCGCTGGTGCGGATGGTACTGGCACACACCCCCCGGCGCGAAGCACTCCACCAAGGTGCCCGTGGTGCCCGGGACCCAGGCGTCCGCTTCGGTCGCCAGTCCGAGCGGGGTGGTCTGGGCGAAGGCACGCGACGCGGCGACGGCGGAACAGCAACCAACGGCCGGCGTGGGGTGGAAGGTCGTCGGCGACATCGGCCGGGTCTGGATCGACATCGACAAGGGGCGCGACCCGGTCACCGGCGACATCGCGCCGTGGGCGCGGATGCTGCTCGACTGGGCCGAGACGGCGGACGCGTATCGCGAGATCACGCCCTCGGGAAAGGGGTTTCGGATCATGGGCCGGCTGCGGGCGCCCGGCGGGGGTCAGGAGCCGCCCGTCGCCGTGCAGGCCTCGATGATGCTCGCACCGCTGCTGCGCTCCCTGAACGCCGACGATCTGGCCGCGTGGGGCGGTAACGCCGCGTGCCACCCGCGCGCCGGCATCGAGGTTTACCACGCCTGCGCCCGCTACGTGACGGTGAGCGGATGGGACGGCACGGGCGGTGGCGACGCCGATCTCAGCGACCTGGTCTGGTGGCTCATTGGTCTGGCCCGGGAGCGGGGCGGCGACGGCCGCGTCGGGGGTGGTGGCGTGCGCGAGGGAGCGCGGGCGCTCGGAGCGCCTGTCGCCGCCACGCTGCGCGGGCCGATCGAGGACGTGACGGCGGCGCTGGAGGTGATACCCAACGAGGATCTGCACTGGGACGCGTGGGTGAAAATCGGGCTGGCCACGGTCAACGCGACCGAGGGTAGCGATGAAGGATTCGAGGCGTTCGACCTGTGGTCGCAACGGTCAGAGCTGAAATACGACGCCGAGGCGACCGCCGAGCATTGGGAACACTGGAAGCGGTCGCCGGCCGATCGCCTTGGCATCGGCTGGCTGATGACGCTGGCGCGGGATGCCGTGCCCGGCTGGAAGCGGCCGTCGCGGCACGCGGCGGCCGAGTTCGCGCCGATCGCGGAGGACCCACTGGCCGATGTGCCGGGGGAGCTTTCGGGCGAGGCATTGGCGGCCCTGACGACCCCGGCTGGTGGTGAACGGGTCAGCGAGGCGGGGATCGCGGACGCGTTCGAAGCGAATTATCGCGGCCGGTTGCGGTATGATCACACACGCGGGCTGTGGTTCATCTGGGACGGCGCGCACTGGCGGGCCGAGGAGACGCGGCTGGCCTATGACTGGGCGAGCCGCATGGCGCGCCGGGCGGCCGGCCAGGTCGACACGCGTGCCTCGGTCGCGACGCAGATGGGCAAGGCCTCGTTCGCGCGCGGCGTGGAGCGGCTCGCCGAGGCACGGCGGGCGTTCGCGGTCACCCATGAGGTCTGGGACAACGACCCGTGGCTGCTCGGCACGCCGGGCGGGACGGTCGATCTGCGGACGGGGACGCTGCGGCCGGCGCGGCCGGGCGAGGGTGTCACCCGGATCACCGCCGTGGAACCCGCGCCTGATGGTGGCGGGGGTGAAGACGGCTGCCCGCTGTGGTTCCGTTTCCTGCGTGAGGCCACCGGGGGCGACGAAGCGCTGATCGGGTTTTTACAACGCTGGTTCGGTTACTGCCTGACCGGGGTCACCGACGAGCATGCGCTGATTTTCGTCTATGGCGACGGCGGCAACGGCAAGGGCGTGCTAATGAACACGATCGCCGGCATCATGGGCCGGCTCGCCACGGTCGCATCGATGGATACGTTCACGGCGAGCCGCAACGAGCGGCACCCGGCGGATCTCGCCATGCTGGCCGGGGCGCGGCTGGTGGTGGCGTCGGAGGTCGACGAAGGGCAGGTCTGGGCCGAGGCCAGGATCAAGCAGATCACCGGCGGCGACCCGATCACGGCGCGGTTCATGCGGATGGATTTCTTCACCTACACGCCGCGCTTCAAGCTGACCATCAGCGGCAACCACAAGCCGAGGCTACGCAATGTCGACAACGCCGCCCGGCGACGGTTCAACATCGTGCCGTTCATCCGGCGTCCGGTGGTGCCGGACGCCAGGCTGGGGTGGAAGCTGCGGGCGGAATGGCCGGCGATCCTGCGCTGGATGATCGACGGCTGCGTGGCGTGGCGACGCGACGGGCTGGAGCGGCCGGCCGCCGTGCTGGACGCGACGAAAAGCTATTTCGAGACGCAGGATTATTTCAGTCGGTGGCTGGAGGAGCGGTGCGTGATCGACGCTGGCCGGCGTGAGCCGGCGGTGGCGCTGAAACTCAGTTTCGAGGGCTGGTGCCGGGAGAACGGCGAGACGCCGGGCGATGTCTGGCGGCTGCGGGGATTACTGGAGAGGGTCGAGGGGGTTCGGTATGTGACGCTACAAGGGAAACAGTTTGTCAGAGGGATTGGCCTGAAGGACGCGTTTGACAAGGAAAGTGGCGGTTTCACGCCGGTCTGAGCGGAAAAAACAGATAAAAACAGATGCAATATCGTAATAATGGGTGGAGAGCGGTGGAGGATCGCCTTGTTCCCTTTCATCATGCGCGTGCGCGCGTGTATGCAGCATAACAGGGTGACCCTCCACTATCCTCCACCTATCGTTTAGATAGCGTAATTGAAATGAGGCTAAGTCATTGAAAAAGCACGAAACATGACGCTGGTGCTGGGGATCGATCCCGGCGTGGCCGGGGCGGCGGCGCTGATCCGGTGCCGGAAAGCGGCGGAAAAGCCCGAGATGGTCGAGCTGCTGGCGCTCGCGCGGCTGCCGATGAGCCAGATCCTGGCGCTGGCGCGTCGGGCGGCGCTGACCGTGATCGAGGCGCAGCGCGCGGCGCCGAGGCAGGGGGCCGTGGGAGCTTTCAGTCTGGGGTATGGCTACGGGCGGCTCCAGGGGGGTCTGGAGGCGGTCGGGGAGGTCAGGGCGGTCTTCCCTGAGCCGACGGTGTGGCGGGGCGCTTACGGGCTTCCTGGGGGCCGTGGCGGGGGTAAGGCATCGGGACTGGCGCTGGCGGACGCGCTGCTGGGTGGCTACAGCGGGCTGAAGCGGCACGACGAGGCGGACGCGGTCCTGCTGGCGTGGTGGGGCTGGCGAAACATCATCGCGCGTGATAGCGGGGATGTCTCACAATCCGGCTGAAACACGTGAAAGAAGGGGCTGGAATGGGCCTGACTTTACATAATATTGACCATGAACCGAAACGAAAACCGGGCAATCCGGCGTGGGTCAAGGGTCGGTCAGGCAATCCGAAAGGCGTTGCGCTGCAGGCGAATCACGAGAACATGCGGGACCTGTGTCGCGCGCAGACGAAGGAGGCGATCCACACGCTGATCAAGCTGATGAGGTTCAAAGGGCCGCACCAGTTCGCGGCGGCGACGGCGATCCTCGATCGGGCGTGGGGCAAGCCGACGCAGCACATCGAGACAAGCGGAAACTCGGTGCTGGAGCTGCATCTCATCGCGGCACGCGCGGTCAGCGAGGCGCTGACGACGATCGAGCATGAAGCTCAACCGGAGGACGTGAACGCCAAACAGCCTGTGACACTGGAAATACCCACCGAATAACACTGAACAGGGCGCATGTTAGTGCTTCATACAAACCTCGGATGTGTCTTCAAACCGCCGTTTGATCAGGTGGCCGGGGTGATTGTGCCTGTGTTATCAATGGGTTGGGCTGGTATATCATGACATCTGCACAGTGCGCATGGGCCTGTGTGGTGTTGACGGAAGCCGCGACCCAGGGGTGTAGCGTTAGCGTAACGAAGTGTATACGCGGGCGGAACGACCGGCCGACCCTCCCCCTCGATCGCCGAGGGCCAATGGCACTGGCCCCCATTTTCCCCCCGCTCACCCAAAATTCAACTTTATTTCGATTTAGCAACATACCTCTCCGCTCACCGTCGGCGTCAGGTGTCCGGTGAACGGGGCAACGCCGGCCTGCTCGCCGGCATCAGTGAAAAGCTGATCGGCACCCTGCCGCCGGCGATGTTGTTGCTGGTCTTGCTCAACATCGTGTTCATCGGCATCGCGCTTTACATGTTCAACCACAACACCGAGGCCCGCAACGAGATGCTGTCGCGCATCATCGAGTCCTGCCTCAACCGACAGCCGCTGAAATGAGCCAGCCGGCGGCGATAAGCCCATCCTCCACCTGGGCCGAGGACATCGCCTCCGCCCCCAATCCGTTCCACGCCGCGATCACCCGTTACGCCCGCGCGCCCATCGCCTTCGTGCGCGAGATCCTCGGCGTCGAGCCGGACCCGTGGCAGCTGGAAGCGCTGCGCGCGCTGGCGCGCGGCCAGACCCGCGTCGCCATTCGTTCCGGCCATGGCGTCGGCAAGACCGCTTTCGCCGCCTGGGTGATCGTCTGGTTCGCGAACACGCGCGCGCCGTTCAAGATCGCCGTCACCGCGCCCACCGCGCCGCAGCTGTTCGACGCGCTGTGGCCCGAGCTGAACAAATGGTTTCGCACCCTCCCCCGGTCCTGGCGCGAGCTGTGGGATTACACGTCCGACCACATCACCCTCAAGGCGGACGACGAGTGTTTCATCACCGCGCGGACCTCCCGTCCCGATCGTCCCGAGGCGATGGCCGGGCTGCACTCGGCCAGCGTGCTGCTCGTCGCCGACGAGGCGTCCGGCATCGACGAGGCGGTCTACGAGGCCGCCGGCGGCTCCATGTCATCCGCTGGCGCCATCACCCTTCTGATCGGCAATCCGACGCGCGCGACCGGGTTTTTCTGGCGTGCCCACATGCTGGAGCGCGATCGATGGTTCACCATGAAGGTGTCCTCCATCGACTCGAGACGCGTGACACCTGATTTCGTTCACGAAATAGAACAGCGTTACGGCCTCGACTCGAATGCCTACCGCGTGCGCGTCCTCGGCGAGTTCCCCGAGGCCGGCGACAACACGCTGATCCCGGCTGATCTGGTCGACAGCGCCATGCTGCGCGATATCCCGATCGATCCCACCCAACCCGTGATATGGGGCGTCGACGTCGCCCGTTTCGGCGCCGACGCGTCGGTGCTGATCAAACGCCAGGGCAACGTCGTCCCCGAGATGCCCCGCCGCTGGCGCCAGTTCGACACCATGCAGCTGGCCGGCGCCGTCAAGGCGGAATACGACCTCGCCATCTCCAACAAGCCGGCTCTCGTCGTCATCGACGTGATCGGCATCGGCGCCGGCGTGGTCGATCGCCTGCATGAACAAAATCTCCCCGTCCTCGGCGTCAACGTCGCCGAGGCCGCGTCCACCACCGGACGCTACGGCCGGCTGCGCGACGAATTGTGGATCAGGGCGCGCGAGTGGCTGGAAACCCGCGCCACCCGCCTGCCCCGCGACGACCAGCTGCGCGAGGATCTCGTCGCCCCGCGCTACGCTTTCCTGTCCGACGGCCGCATGCAGGTCGAGAGCAAGCAGAGCATGCGCTCGAGGGGCCTTCCCAGCCCCGATGCCGCCGACGCGCTGATACATACGTTCGCGCAACAAGGTCTTGGTATCGGGTCGGGAATGACGTCCGGCCTGCACGACAACCGGCCGATCGCCATGAACCTGTATCCGGGGGATTTCGTCTGATGAGCGCGAGTTCAACTTACCCGCCACCCGGCCCCCCGATGCCCCAACAGCCCATGCCCCAACAGCCCGGCCCCCCGCCCCCGGCGGCGATCAGCGCGTCCACGTCACCCTCGCCGCTGCCCCATATCCCCGGCCTGATCCCCGAGGGCATGCGGCCCACCGGCCTTAATTTCCCGGCCGAGCAGATGCTGGCTTTCCTGCTGCCGCCCACTCGCTCCGACACCCCGCCACCCGACTCCGATGAGTCCCTGCCGCCCACGCTGCGCCGTCACGCCGCCGGGCTGCGACCCACCGTCAGGCCCACCGGCGCGGCATGGCAGCAGGAGATCGTTTTCGAGCGGATCGGCAAGACCGATACCGAGATCGCCACCACCGGGCGGTTTTATTTCGATGCCGCGCGGTCTTATGATGAGTATCTGAGTCGCGAGCGCGTGACGGCGTCCCGCTATTACGCCGGCGCGCCCGATGAGCCGCTGCCGGACGGCCGTTCCAAGATCGTCATGACCGTGGTCCGCGACACCATCCGCCAGACCTTGCCGTCCCTGCTGCGACTTTTCACCGCCGTCGAAGATCCCGTGAGCTTCGAACCGATCAGCTCCGACGCCAGCGCTTCCACGTCCATGGTCCCCGGCGCCGGGCCGGGATCAGACCAGACGGCCACCGCGCTGGCCCGCCAGGCCACCGACTACGCCCGCTGGGCGCTGTTCGTCGCCAACCCGGGCTGGACGGTGCTGCACGATGCCCTGCTCGACGCTCTCACGCGCAAGGCCGGCTGGGTGCGCTGGTCCTGGGGTAAAAAGCAGCACATGCGCACTGAGGTGAGCGAGGGCCTGCTGCTGCCGCAGCTGCAGATGCTGCTGTCGGAACCCGGTATCAAAGCCTCCCGCATCGTGCGCCGGCCGATGCTGCCGCACGAGCAGCAGGCTCTCGCCAAAACCCCTGACGGGCAGATGTATCTCAGCCAGGGCGCGCCGGCCGAGTTCTGGTCCGCCACGGTGACCCGCTCGACCACCCAGGCATGGCCCCAGGTCGAACACGTGCCGGCCGAATGCGTCTGGATCGTCGCCGACGCGGCCAACGTCGCCAGTGCCCGGGCCTTGTTCCATGTGCGTGACGTGTCGGTGTCGGATCTGATCGAGGCGGGCCTGCCCGAGGACAAGATCCTGGCGCATCGGGCCGTCGATCCGATGAACACGCGTCAGCGCCAGCAATCGATCGCGCGCGACGCGGCCACCGGCTACAACCTGAAAGGCAGCCCGCCCAACGATAAATCCATGTCCCTGGTGCGCTACGCCGAGGGCTGGGTGCGGATGGACATCGACGGCGACAATCGCGCCGAATTAATTCACATGCACTTCCTGGGAAATGCCCAGACCCTGGTGCAGTGGGAGCGCGTCGATGAGATCCCGCTGAGCTGTTTCACCCCCTACAGGGAACCCGGCCGCGTCATCGGCTCCTCGCAGGCCGACATGGTCATGGACCTGCAGCGGGTCGAATCAAGGGTGATGCGCGGGGTCCTCGACAGCCTCGGGCAATCAATGTTTCCCCGCACCGTCATGGTGCAGGGCCAGGCCAACCTCGCCGACGTGCGTCAGACCGCGATCGGCGCCATCATCCGGGTGGCGCAGGCCGGCGCGGTGACTGAGCTGGTCAAGCCGTTCCAGGGCAAGGAGGCGCTGCCCGTGCTTGAGGTGCTGGAGAGCATCCGCGAGAGCCGTACCGGCATCACCCGCGCCTCATCCGGCCTGACGATCGACGAATTGCAGTCGACCACGCCGATGGCGGTCACCCAGCAATCGAGCGCCGCGCAGGATCGTCTGGACATGGTCGCGCGCACCATGGCGGAAACCGGTCTGGCGCCGCTCTACGCCGGCCTGCTCAAGATGCTGGCCCGTCAGCAGGACCGCCCCAACGTGATCCGCATTCGCGGGCAGTGGCTGCCGATCGACCCGCGCGCCCTGGCCACGATGTGGGAAACCAGCGTCAATGTCGGCGGTAAGGGGTTACCGCACGAGCGGCTGGCCATGCTCGGCCAGATCGCGGCGAAGCAGGAGCAGCTGATCCAGATGGGCGGTCTGACCAACCCGTTGGCGGGAGTACCCGAATACCGCAACACGCTCGCGAGGATGCTGGAAACCGTCAACATCGCCGACGTGTCGTCCTACTTCAAAGCCCTGCCGCCGGACTGGCAACCGCCGCCGACACCGCCCCCGCCGCCGAATACCGACATGCTGCTGGCCCAGGTGCAGCAGGCGAAGACCGCCGCCGATGTCGAGAATGACCGGGCGGACCAGCAGACGAAGCGCGCCGCGCTGCTGCTCGACGACGATCGCGAGCGCGACAAGGCCGCGATCGACGCCTGGACGAAGACCTGGGTCGCGGGCGCCCAGTTCGGCACCCCGGTGCCGGCTCTGGCCGACTTCAAGGCGGCGATGAAGAGCCAGGCACCCGGGGTCGCGCTGCTGTCGGATCTGCCGGCCCCGACCAGCCCGGCCCCGCCGGCGTCCGGGTCGCCCCCCGCCCCCAATCCCAACCAGCGGCCCGCGCCGCCGGGCCTGGGAGGCCCCCCTGGCGGCCCCCTACGTCCGCCCGGCCCGCTACGTCCACCCGGTCCGCCTCCGCCCCCGCTGGCGCCGCCTTCTGGCCCCGATCCGGCCACGGCGGCCGCCGTGCGCGGCGCGCTGGCCGGCGGCCGCATGCCGAGCGCCTATGGCCAGCTGGCGCAACGCGCGGCGCTGTCACCCTTGCTCGGCCCGGGCGGGCCGCCGCTGCCCCCGCCCATGTCACCCGGAGGGACCAATGCCCCAGCGTGAATCGACCGGTCAGCGTCCACGCGACGACCACCCCACCGCCGATGACTGGGAGGCCTCGTCGCTGGGCCGGATGGAGCTGTTGGAGGCTGGCCAGGAGGTGCGTTACCTCGTCCATTTCATGTGGTCGCGCTGCGATAAGGACGAGGTCAACGAGCTGCACCGACGCATCGTGGACGTGCTGTCCGGCCGCGACACCGCCACCACTCTGGTGACGCTGGCGCACGTCGCGGGGGTCGCGTTGATGAGTGGCGTCGAGGATGAGGTGAAGCGCGAGACGGTGCTGGCCGCGTTCCGGCTGATGCTGCGCGGCACCCTGGATCTCGGCCGCGTCCAGGCCGCCAGAAGCCCCGCCCCGAAACCGGACACGCCGGCATGACGCTGATCCTGATCATCCTGCTGATTCTGTTGCTGGCCGGTGGCGGGTATGGCTGGCGATCGGGCTATATCGGCTCGCTCGGCGACCCGCTGGCGATCGTCTTCATCGTCCTGCTGGTGGTGTTGCTGGTGGGCGCGATCGGCGGCACGCGATGGGGATACTGGTGATGCACACGAAAGACGTTCTGGCCGCCGCGTTGCGGGGCGCGGGCCTGCATGAGATGGCCGACAGGGCGGCGGAAGGCTACTACCACGACTATCTGTCGCCGCTGGATCTGCCCGCGCTGCAGCTGCTCGCTGATCTGGAGGTGGCCGCGACACCGGCCGCGCTGGCGCTGCGCGCCCGTCACCTGCGGGGCGAGTTCGACGCCAGCGAGGAAGAAGGCGCCGTCTGGGCGGCCTCGTCCGAGGCCCAGGCCGTCTTCAGTGAGCTGACGCGGCGTGAAGGGAAGCCCTGACCCGTGGCCCTGACGCCTGACCAACAGCGCCGCGCGATGGCGGCGGAGCGGCTGCTGGCCGATCCGGCCTTCACCGAGATCCTCGACCGCATCGTGGAGGACGCCGCCAGCCAGGCGCTCTATGTCGATGATCCCGCCCAACGCGAGGCGAACCGGCAGATGGTGCTGGCGATCACCCGCATCCGGGGCGAGCTGAAGGCTGACGCCGAGCTGCCCGAATCCGTTCGTGACGCCGAGATCCTGGCGAAGAGCATGGAGTAGCCGCATGCCGTCGTTGCTCGACCCGCCCGACGCGACCTCCACTGACGCCAGCAACCCGATCAGCGCCGCTTTGGGCGAGATCTACCGCCGCGTGACCGGCTATATGTCGGGATCGCCGGACATGGCGTTCCGCTACGCCGACAACCCGATCGGCACCGAGACGACGCGTCCCCATCAGACCGTCGGGATGCCGCGTGATTTCGTCCCCGCCGCGACGGTCGGCGGCGGCCTGTGGGGTCCTGAACGGCCGATCGCGCGGGCTGACGTGGACGCGTTCCGCGCCGGATCGCAGAACCTCTATGACCAGGCGTCGCTGCTCGCCGGCAGCCGGGGCCTGTTTGAGCCGGGAGGCACCCCCGGCGGTCAGGTCGCGCTGCCGGCGCGACGTCGTCTGGCCAACCCGCCGCCCGCCCGTGGCCTGCTCGGCGGCGCCACCGAGCCGCTGCCGGACCTGCCCACCCCGCCGCCGGCGGCGGGGTCGAACAACCCGCCGTCGCTGCTGGGTGACGCGGTCGTGCCGGCGCCGGGCGCGGCCGATCGGATCTCGACGCGCATACCCTGGGCCAAGGGCCAGACGGGTGATCCGCACGCCTCCGCCGACCTGACGGTGGGGATCGACAGCTCCCGCGCGTCCGGTGACGCCTACGTGAAGAACGCCAGGTTCATCGACGGCTATTCCGACATCCCCACGGCGGGCCTGGCGGACGACCCCGAGGCGCTGCACCAGGCGCTGATCTCGCACGCCAGGGACAATCTGCTGTTCCTGCACGATTCCATTCCCGCCGAGATCCGCGAACAGTCGAAGCTCTGGTATGACGGCGCCAACAACATCGCTCAGCGGTGGGCCGACCAGTATGGCATCTCGCCGCGCCAGGCCGCCGGCACGCTCGCCGCCCTGTCGCCGCAGAAAGACTGGTTCCAGAACGTCAGCCTGGCGAAGCGGCTGCTCGATATCCGTCAGGGCCAGGGCGCCACGATCGCGACGCCTGAGATGCGGCCGTGGTTCGATCGTTTCGTCAACTCGCAGAAGGACCCCAACGACGCCACGGCCTATCGGGCGCATATCGACGGTTTCGAGGGCAAACCGCTGTCGGAAATCAGCGATCCCGAGGCGCAGGCGCTGTGGATGCGGGCGTTTGATGAGGCGCACAACCCGCGCGGGTATGATGTCGTCACGCCACAGGGCGATTTCGCCGGTCCCGCGCTCAACAAGGACGGCTCGTCGCGCAAGGTGGGCTGGGGGTCGCTCGGCGAGATCTCCAAGGCGCTCGGCACGCTTCAGGAGGACAGCACGGCCAACATCAGCCAGCTGATGGGCGCCAATCACAAGGTGCGGAACTTCTACAATAACATTATTTCGCCAAACAGCTTAAATGGAGACGTGACGATCGACACGCACGCCATCGCGGCGGCGCATCTGCGTCCGCTCGCCGGTGGCGATAACGAGGTGAAGATCGGGCTGGGACTAAGCCCTGGCTCGGGGAACGCCGCGACCGGTTCGAAGGGTCTTTATGGCGCCTACGCCGAGGCTTATCGGCAGGCGGCGGCGCGGCTCGGCATTCTGCCGCGCGAGCTGCAGTCGATCACCTGGGAGGGCGTCCGGGGCCTCTATTCGGACGTGCAGAAGCGTAACAAGCCGTTCACCGACACCATCAACGGATTTTGGAACCAACACGGCAATGGAGAGATCAGTGCCAACGACGCGAGGGACGCCAGCGTCCGAGCAGCTGGAGGAATTGACCCGCCTGAGTGGTGGCGACCCGGTTCTTAAGGGGTTGCTGGCCCGTGGCGGGCCGGTCACGCGCGAGCGTTACATCAACAACGCCTATGGCGCCGACGTGCCCGACCCGTGGACGGCGGAGCATGAGCTGGAGATCCCCGGGCCGCTGCAGGATCATACCAAGGTCACCGGCTGATGTCTGAAAGCACGGGCGCACCGGCCGGCGCACCGGCCCCCGCCGCCCCGGCGGAGTCCAGCCCGGCGCCGATCACCCAGACACCGATCTCCGTCTCCGACGCGGCGCGCATCATGGCGCAGCGCTCGCGCGAGGCGGCGGGCGCGGCGGCGGCACCCACGCCGGTTGACACCGCCCGGCGGCCGTCGGCCAATGAAATGCGGGCGGCGCCGGCAAACCCCTCCGCCGCTCCCGCGCCGCCAGCTCCGGTTCAGCAGGCCCCACCCGCACCAGCCGGGCTGGCGGCGATGGAGGCGGCCCTCGGGCTGCCCGGCGGCGGCCCGCCGCCCGGGGCGTCACCAGAGTCCACACCATCGCCCCCGTCCGACCCGATGGGCGGCGTCGAGATCGACGGTCGCCGCTACACGACGGCGGAACTGCGCGAACAGGTGCTGAAAGCCGCCGACTACACCCGGAAGACCCAGGAGCTGGCGGCGCAGCGGCAGACGTTTGAGCAGCAGGCGGCCCAGGTGCGGGCGCAGCAGCAGGCGCTGGCCACGGTGCTGCCGCTGATCCAGCCCGAGCTGGCCAGACTGGCGGAAACCGTTCAGCAGCCGGTCGCGCGGCCGGATCTGGCGCTGCTGGAGACGAACCCGCAGCAATACCTGCGCGAGCAGGCGGCGTTCGAACACGCGGTCGCCGAGCAGCAGCGGCTGGCCTCGCTGAACGGCGTGCAGGCCGAGGCGCAGGCCCGCGCGCTCGAGCAACAGGTGGCCGCCGGCAACGAGCAGCTGTCCCGCGAGCTGCCGTTCTGGGGCGATCCGCAGCAGCGGCTGGCGGTGCAGCAGCAGATCGTCGAATGGGCGACGACGAAGGGCGGCTATTCCCGTGACGAGCTGCGCGGCCTCGCCTCCCCGCACCATCTCAAGGCGATGATGAAAGCGGCCTTGTTCGACCGTTGGGTGGACAGCGCCAAATCAGCGGCACCGCGTGAAACCGTCGCGGTGGCGCGTGGCATGGCCCCACCCCCGGCCCCGTCCGAGCGGGTGCAGGCAGCCACGGCGGCGTTTGAGGCGAAAGCCGATTTCCGCACCGGCGCGGCCTTGTTGGCGGCGCGTCGCGCGGCGACGAACGGTCAGGCGCGTTAGCGTCGCCGGCGCGCTGAGCGCCGGCGACGGGACGGTTATCGCGGCTGCGGGACGGGCGGCAGCCCCTGGTCGGGGTATACCGGTGACGACGGCAGTCCCTGGTCGGGGTATGGCTGGTTACCTGGCAGCCCCTGGTCCGGGTGCGGCTGGCTGCCCGGCAGATCGTGGCCCGGGCTGAGCGACGGGTCGACCACGGTATAGCCGATCACCTGCAGCCCGCCGGCCGCGCTGATCGCGCAGATCGCGACGAGGAGCTTTTGCGACGGCAGGCCATGGTCGGGGCGGCCGTGCCCCGGCAGCCCCTGGTCGGGATGCCCGTGGACCGGCGGCAACCCCTGGTCGGGCCGCTCGGGCCGCACCGGCGGCCAGATGCTGCCCGGGGGCATTCCGAAATCCGGTGGCAGCGGCGTCGGCGGCCAGATGCCGACCGGCGGTGGCCAGATCCCCGGCGGCGGTGGTGGCATCACGATGGGGTGGCCGGGGGTCCCGGGCGGTGTCGGGAGCGTGTTGTCGGGTCCACCGGGGACGACGATGTAGCTGCCGGCGGGGACGGGGAAGGAGGAGGCCATGGCGGTCCTTTCAGGTTGAAAGCGCACCCGGTCTGGCATGTTCGCGCCGCTTTGTCGCGATCCCCTCTGGACAAAAAGTGGTGGATGTCTCGATAGTGACACCGTCGCCCGATGGAGTCCCAACGGACCAACCGGAGAGCGGGCCGTGCCGTCGCCTGGATGATCACGCGCCGCCGGGAGTCCTCGGGACCAACCCGGCATCAGCCGTGACCGACCCATCGCGAAACCCATGATCTGGTTTCACCGCGTGAAACGCCCTCGACCGGCGTTCCTTCACGCATGCGATGGAGTAACGAGCAAATGGCTCTTGGCTCACAGGGCGCCGCGCCAGCCAATACTTATATGGAAACCGCCGCCGTCGGGGTGCGTGAAGATCTCGCTGATGTGATCTATAGAATAGATCCAGAAGAATGCCCCCTTGTTAGTGCCTGTTCTCGGGTTTCCGCGAACCAGGTGCTTACCGAGTGGCTGGTTCAGGAGCTGAACGCAGCCTCCGATAACGCTCAGCCCGAGGGCTTCACCGCGTCCATGCAGGCGGTCGTCAAGCCCGTCAGGCTGAATAATGTTTGCCAGATCATGGCCCGCACGGTGGGCGTGTCGAACACGCTCCGCAGCGTCGACATGGTCGGCGGCGAGGACGAGTACAACCGCCAGCTCGTGTTGCGCGGCATGGAGATCAAGCGCGACCTTGAGCTTGCCATCACGTCGCCGCTGGTCCGCACGATCACCGATCCGCGTCATATGTCGGGGCTGCCCTGTTACATCATCAACGGCTCGCGTGGCGCCGGCGCCGGCGCGATGCCGGTCGGTGACGGTTCCAACGCCGGCACGGCGGGGACACTGCGCGATCTGACGCTGGCGATGGTCGACGCGGCCACGCAGCAGTGCTGGCAGGCCGGCGGCAAGCCGACGCTCGGCATCATGTCCGGCAACGTGAAAGCGTATTTCTCGACACTTTCGCAAGGCGGCACGGGCAACGCGGTGGTGGCGCAGAACATCCAGAACGTCACCAGCGCCGAGTCCGTGACGATCATGGGCGCGGTGGACGTGTATCGGACCAATTTCGGAACGATCCAGCTGGCCCCCGATCGGTTCTGCCCGGCGCATCAGATCCTGCTGGTGTCGACGGATTACGTCGAACTGGCGCCGCTGCCGGGACGTGACATCGTGCAGCAGGACTACGCGGTCACCGGCGACAACAGCCAGGGCGGCGTGGTGTTCGAAGGCTGCATCAGGCCGACCGCGCCGAAATCGCACGCCTGGATCGCGGATCTGAACCAGTAGCATGGGCGCGCTGCTTTATGAGCGGTTCGACCCGGTCACCGGTCGCTATACCGAGATCGAAACGGACGCCGAGGCCGGGCTGCTGATCACCCACAGCCAGGACACCCGTCCGATCGTGGAAAGCGCCAGGACGATCGCGGCGAACTTCGATCCGCTCGTGCGTCGCGACACGATCCATGTCGCGCGCATCCCGGTGGTGATCTGGCGACAGCTGCAGAAGCTCGGGATCGCGCAGGACGAAAAGCGGCTGAACGCGTGGCTGAACGAGCGAGATAATTCCGTATTCAGAACGGACGACAGGAGTGTACTCTGATGGCTCTCGCGACAACCTCGACCCCGACCTCGGCGCCGGGCATGGCGCCCACCCCGGGTGTCGCCATGCAGTCCCCGGCGCCGCTGCCCTCGACCAGTACGGCACCGCTGCCGCCGACGCTCCATGACGATATCGACCCGGTGCTGTTGCTGCGGCTCTACCCCGACAGCAGCGGCGAGGAAGCCCGCGCCGCCGCCATCGCGGCCGGCGAGGAGCGCGCCGCGCAAAGCGAGGACGTGATCGCCTCGCAGAACGAACCGGTGGTCATCGAGGGTGACGGCAGCACCCCCGAGGAGCGCGATGCCCGGGCGCGCGAGGCCAGGACCCGCCCCGCGGCTGGCGCCAGGGCGGCGAGGCCGGGGGTGAACAACCCGCCCAACATGGTGACCCCCGGGGCGCCGCAGCCGCCATACCCGCCCTCGCAGCCGTTGCAGCAGACACAGTACTCGCAGCAGCAGTCGCAGCAGTCGCAGCAGTCGCCCCGGCAGCGGTAATCCCATCGCTTGGCCTCCTACCAGCAGCTGCAGGACGATGTCGCGGGCTGGCTGAACCGCCGCGACATCGCGTCCCGTATCCCCGCCTGGGTCCTCATGGTCGAGACGGAGATCGCCGAGACGTTGCGCGCCCGTTGCATGGTCACGTCGGGCATCCAGCCGATCGACGCGCCCTACATCACGCTGCCGGTTGACTTCGCGCAGATGGAAAGCATCCGCGACGCGACGTCGGGTGAGCTGCTGGAGCTGAAGGATGAGTGGTCGGGGCACTGGACCTCGCCCTACAGCGACGCGTGGCGCGACGGCGCGCTGGTGGTCACCACGCGGGCCTGCACGCAGTATCGTCTGGTGCATGATTGCATCGAGTTCCTGCCGCATCCGGTGATTCCCGATCCGCCCGACCCGGCATGGAAACCGCAACAGGTGCTGATGGGCTGGTATGCGAAGCCGAAACCGCTGCTGCTGCCGTCCGATACCAATTCGGTGCTGGAGAACCTCTACGCGGTCTATCTGTTCGGCGTGTGCAAATATGGCGCGATGTTTGAACTGGACGACGATCGCGCGCAGCAGATGGACGCGGCGTGGCAGCAGACGGTGACAAGGGCGAACCTTTGGAAGCAACAATCAGACTACGGCGGCGCGCCGTTGCGGGCTGAGCTGGTGAGCTTCTGATGCCCATCGTCCTCACCCGCGCCAGCAAGCAGGAAGCCCGCTACAAGGCGCTGGGCGGGGTCGAGCATTGTTCCCGTTGCCGGTTCTTCATGCCGCAGGGCACCTGCGGGCGCATCATCGGGCCGGTTTCGCCGGAAGGCTGGTGCAGGTTCTATTCGCGCGAGATGGTGCAGCGGTGGTCCAATCCCGGCTATGCCGGCGGCGGGGCCGCGCCGCCGACGCAGGATTTCGACTTCACGCAAGGCGTCATGCCGCCCGCTATCACGTTCACGCGCGGCTCGTCAGCCACGTATTTTGATAACGCCGGGGTAATGCGGACGGCCGGTAACGGCGTGCCCAGGTTCGATTACGACCCCGGAACACTGGTGCTGCGTGGTCTGCTGATGGAAGAGCCGCGCACCAACTCAATTCGCAACTCAATGATGACCGGCGCGGTCCCAGGCTCGCCCGGCACGCTGCCGACGAACTGGGGCCTGCAGCAGACCGGCGGACTGACATGGAGCGTGATCGGCACGGGCGTCGAGTCCGGTATCACGTATATCGACGTGCGCCTGACCGGAACGACGACGAATAACACGCCGTCGTTCATTCATTTCGAGCCGAATACGACGCCGTGGGCCGCGTCGGTCGGTCAGATCTGGGCTTCAAGCTTCTACGTTCGTCTGGTCGGCGGATCGCTGTCGGGCCTGACCCAGATGTCGCCGCTGCTGTTCGAAACGCCATCCAACGCGCAACATGCCTCGCCCCCGGTCTGGCCGACCAACGCGCCGCTGAACGTGCAGCGCGTGTCGCTGAACTACACGCTGGCGACGGCGGGCACGACGGGTGCGTCCCTGTCGTTCAAGGTCAACGTGACGGGCAGCGGGGTCGCGGTCGACGCGACGTTTCGCATCGGCGCCCCGCAGGCGGAGCTGGGCCAGTCACCGAGTAGCTTCATCGCGACGACGAACGGCGTGGTGACGCGACCGCAGGATGTCGCCGCCGTGCCGGCCGGCGCGTGGCTCAGCCCGACGACGCACACGCTGGAAGCGGACTATCAGGTGCCGTTCGCGTCGCTGACAGCGGGCGTGACGAACGCCGCCGCCGCGCTGGACGATGGAACATTCAGCAATCAATATGTCTTGCGCTGCGCCCCGGGCGGCCAGATGGTCGCGGCGGCGTTTTCCGCGAACGCGCTGGTCAGCAACATGGTTGGCGCCGCTTATTACGCCAACGTCACGCAGAAGCTCATCAGCACGTTCGACAGCGCGGGCCTCGCCGGAACCGGCGTCGTGAACGGAGCCACTCCCGCTCCGTTCACCTTCACCGCCGCGCCGATCGGGCTTTCGCGGCTCGTCATCGGCTCTGGCCGCTCGAGCGTGCTGAACGGCTGGGTGCGCCGCGTGCGCTACTGGCCACGGTTGCTTTCGAACGCGGAACTGGTTCAGGCGACCCCGGGTGAAGCCTACACGGTGGATTTCACCATCAACGGCGAGATCCCCCCGGGGATCAACACGACGCGAAACTCAATCGCGTCGTATTTCGACAGCACCGGAACGATGCAGACCGTGCCGGTCCATACACCGCGCCAGGACTTCGATCCGACAACGCTGGCGATGCGCGGTCTGCTCGTGGAGGAGACGCGGACCAACAGCATCCTCAACAGCACGATGGTCGGCGTCGTCGCGGGCACGCCGGGCACTGATCCCACCGGATGGACCGTGGGCGTTGGTGGCACCGGTCTGACGAGACAGATCGTCGGCACCGGTGTCGATCGCGGTATCGCCTACGTGGACTATCGTTTCACCGCCCCAACAACGGTGGCGGGGAACATGACGTTTGTCTTCACGGGCGCGCAGGCCGCCGGGGTCGCGGCGGCGGCGGGCCAGGTGTGGACGCAATCGCTCTATATCGCCCTGGCCGGCGGCACGATGCCGCCAAACACGGGAGCGCTGCACCGGCTGAACCAGTGGGATGCGACGCCCGCCAATCTCGGCGCGATCACCGGCCCGGGCGCGTCAATCCCGACGACGGCGCCGCTCGCCACGCAACGTCAGCGCGGCGTGTTCCCGGCGCTGGCGGCGAACTGCGCGTGGATACAGCCGTTCTGGTTGCTGGGCATCGCCGCTTCCGCGTCGCCCGTTGATTTCACGCTCCGCGTCGGCGCGCCGCAGCTGGAACTCGGTGCGTTCGCGACGTCGTTCATTCCGACGACGAACGCCACGGTCACCCGGATCAACGACATCGTCACTTACACAAACGCGCCGATCAACGCCGCCGCCGGGTCGCTCGTGGCGGAGGTGTTCCTGCCGCAGGTGCCGACAGCGAACAACAACATCGAGTTCGCGTTCATCGACCAGGGTTCTACGACCGATTGCATGGGCCTGCGTCAGGCCGGCTTCGCTGGTCAGGCGACGATCACCTTCTGGGTCGGTAACGTGAACCAGATGTCGCAGAGCATGGGCACCGCGCTCAACGCCAACGCGGTCAACAAGGTCGGTCTGACCTATGATCGGACCAGTCTGGCGGTCACCGGCTCATCGAATGGCTCGGCGCCGATCGCCGGCACGTCAGCCGCGTTGCCGTCACCCACGCGGATGACGTTCGGCTCGGGACGGAACACTCTCATCAACGGCCATGTCCGTAAGATCACGTACTGGCCACGCGCGTTGACCGACGCCGAGTTGCGACAGGCGACGACATGAGCGAGGACGTCTGATGCCCGGCAGCGCCACCTCCTACCTGCGTCAGATGGTGCTTGGGCACACGCTCGGCTTCCTCGGCTACGCGATGCCGCAACCGGCCTTCGTCGGGCTTTGCACGACCGCCCCGAGCGGCACGGCGACCGGCGTCGAGGTTGTCGGCGGCGGCTACACGCGCCAACAGGGTGCCTACGGCATGGTAGCCGGGCGCAACGATCTGGCGGCCAACACGGCGACGATCGAATGGGCGCCGGCGACGGCGACCTGGGGCGTGATCGGCTGGTTTGAGCTGTGGGACGCGCTGACCGGCGGTAACCGGCTCTATTGGGGGCCTCTGGTCGATCCGGTCGACGGCGTGACGCCGATCACCCGGCAGATCCTGACGGGTGACATTATGCGGATGTCCGCCGGCGCGCTGATCGTCCAGGCGATCTGACGTGGCGACGACGCCGCGTCCCTACGGCACCGGGCCTTACGGCATCGGTGTCTACGAACGCTATCTGGGCACGCTTTACGATGTCGGCGGCGCCAGTCAGATACAGCTGCAGGCGAAACTGGCGGCGCATCGGGTCTATCGGGCGCGTGCCGCCAGCCAGATCGTGTTCGGGGCGCATTCGGTGCTGCTGCGCCTGGTGCTGGCACGGGGCGCCACCGGGGTGACGTTCACATCCCAGGCGGCGGTGGCACGGGTCAGGATAGTGCATCCGGTGACACAAATCGAGTTCGTCGTGTCCACCGTCGCGCTGGAGAACTGGACCGCCCTGGCGGTTTGCGCCGCCGGCGGCTGGGGGCCGCCGCCTGACTGTGAAACAGGGACGTGGGGACAGGCGGCATGAGCGGCACTGATTACACCCTGACACCGAATTATGGCCTGTTCAAACCGGTCCCCGGCATGGACGCCGATGTCTGGGGCGGCCACTGGAATCAGAACGCCGACAAGCTCGATACGACAATGAAAGGTTTCCTGCCGCTGGCCGGCGGCACGATGCTCGGCGACCTGATCCTGAACAGAGATCCGACCCTCGCGTTGGGCGCGGCGACGAAACAATACGTTGATAATACGTTTATCACCCCGGCGACGGGAGACGCCCGCTGGGTGAACGTGACCGGCGACACGATGACCGGCGACCTGATCCTGAACGCGAACCCGACCATCGCGTTGCAGGCGGCGACGAAGTCTTATGTCGACACCAACACGATCACGCCGGCGGCGGGTGATGCCCGTTGGGTAAACACGACCGGCGACACGATGACCGGCCCGCTGAGTATCGTCAACTCGCTGGCGATCAACGCGGCGGCCGGGAGCTGGTCGAGCCTCACCATGACGCGCGTGTCCGGCCAGGGCGCGCAGATCGCCGGCTACACCGGATCAAATCCGCGCTGGGCCATGACTCTCTGCGACGCGACGGTGGAGGGCGGCGGCAACGCCGGGTCGAATTTCAACATTAGTCGTTTCGATGACGCGGGCAATTATCTTGGCTCGCCGCTCTCCATTACACGCTCGACCGGCGTCGTGAACATCGCGCAGGCGCTGGGCGTGGGCGGCGCGCTGACTGTCAACGGTCTTGTCGGCGTCAACAACAACATCCTGGCGCAGAATGGCGGCGGCAACGCTTTCATCGGTTCGCACCATGTCGGCAACAGCGCCGTCGGGATGTGGAACGCCAACAATGTCCTGTATTTCGGTAACGCTGACGCCGCCGGGGTCGCTCAGGCGCCACAGCGCGCGTATCTCGACGCGGGCGGGTCGCTGAACATCAGCGGCAACTTAGTCAGCCAGGGCTACATCATGAACGCCGGCGGCGTCATGTATGTCGCCGGGAACTACAACTATTACATGGGCCGCGACAACACCAACGGCCTGTGGCGGATCGTCGACAACGGAAACGTCCTGTCGAGCATGGACGCCAACGGCGCCATGACGTTCGCGGGAACAGTCATGGCCGGGGGCGGGATTTATCCCGACAACAGCGGTCAGTGGACTTTGTATAACGACGGGAACAGCAACCGCGTTTTCAGATGGCAGGGCGGCTATCTTCACAGCTGGAGCGCCACCAGCGGCGCGCTGTCCTACTTTGTTCCGCTGGGTAATCAATGGTATTTCCCCAACGACGGGTCGGGGATCAACTGGATCGCGTGGGTCGGTGGCGTCGGCCCTTATCGCGACGTCTCCGATGAGCGAACCAAGACCGACATCGCCCCGGCCGGGCACGGCCTCGACGCGGTCCTCGCGCTTCAGCCGATCCTGTTCCGCAGATGGTTCCAGGGGAAGAAGGATTACGCCGATCGCGTGGAACTCGGCTTCGGCGCGCGACAGGTGCGTGATGTGCTGCCCGAGGCGGTGACCGAGGTCGCGCGTTCACCGCGACAATGGGACGCGCCCGGCACGCCCGTCAGCGGCGATCCGATCCTCGCCGTCGCGCTCACGCCGATCGTCGCGGCGGTGGTCAACGCGGTCAAAACACTG